CGCCACCTCTACCCGCCCACCGCCAGAATCAGAAACGCCTGTTATGTTAAAAGCACCAAGCTGCAAATTCGCAGAAAGAGGGTTGGTCACACCGCCTACAAGTGCTGATATCTGTGCAATCGTGGCGCGAAAATTATTCACCCCGCCGCGCTCGACGATAAACTGATCACCTGTCTCTAACGGGGCTGCTTGTGTCAGCGCGGAAATCTTTGTATCGGCCATAAGGCACAAACTCCAATTTTAAGTTTCAAGTAGAACGTGTCCAACACCATCCTCAAGGAGTATAAACGAACCATCCTCAAGGAGAAAAGAAGCAACAGGCGCATCAACTGATACTACACCAATATCGTCTGAAATATCAAGTTCGGTGGAATTAGACTTCCAGTTTTCTACAAACTGAAACGCCTTTTCCTCACCTACCGCCTCGATAGAAACGTCAATTTGTACAGTGTTTAAAGAGGGTATGGATACACTGGCCCTAACCGAAGACGCTATATCCTGCGCTAGAAACCAACTCAGATCACGGGTTACCGCGTCTTCAATCAAACGTAAATTACTGGAAGTCAACGGTAACGATTTCAGTAGGTTTTGTGTTTCGCTACGGTACTGCCGTACAGCGTTTGTCTCGGATAGGTTCCCCCACCAATTATCACTGTTACCGTCGCGTCCATCGTCTTGAAAATTCCCGCCGAATAGGGATAGGTACGCCGCTGTCTCAAGCCCCCCAGACATACGAACCACACCTCCCTCGACGGTAATCTCACCGCCGTCCGGGGTCTGATTTAAAGACACGTCGCCTTGTTGCATGTTCGACATTATAGGTTGGGTCCTGTAGTGCCGGGAGGTTCACCCGCGTTGTGATTGTGTCCAGTAAGTTCCTTACCTTGAGCAACCATTGAAGTAGCAGTTATACGAAAGGGGACCACTACATCGCCGTCCGTTTTTATCTCAGTCCCGTTTACATTAAACACCCCATCGTCTTGAAGTTCAAAAAACCCGTTCCCGTTTCCACCGCGAATAGATCCTGATGGGAGTATTGTAAGTTCGGTATTGTTGTTCAACACCGTGAGTTTACCATCGTTTTGTAGCCACATCTCAAGCACCGTCTGACCCGTATTAGAATCGCGGGCGTATATACGTTTCTCACCGGGCTTCGCTTTTGGTTCATTCGCCAGATCAACATAGCCTATACTCGCAGCACTTCCTGTACGTGGCGTGTCGATCATCGCTGCATAATCCCCAGGCAATGGGTATGAGTCATCCCCAGAATCAGCAAAATGCTGTGCCGTTATGTTCGCACCGCCGCCGGGGTTTACTTTAGCGACACCCGCCCGTCCCCCGCTAGTGAGGATTTTTTGGACAAACTCTATGACTAAAGCTATTCGCCCCACGGCACTGTCTCCGGTTCACGCCCACTGAATGCACCAGGCATAACGAGATCGAGCGTAGCTGTCTCAGTGACTCGATCTTTATTGAACTCAACCGAACGTAAGATGAATTCGTAATTAGAGTATATCATAGCGTCTGGCGCGAGTAAATTGATCGTGGTGTTCGGTGTCCATAGGCTACCAGATGGATCACGCCACGTATTAAGACGGACAGAGTACGAAGCCATGTTTGCGAACATACGTCCTAACTTCGCATGGACTGCTGTCGGTGCGCTGGATTCGGTAGTGTCCGGTGCTTTGAAAGTGAAGGGTCGTAGCACCCCCGATAAGCTATCGTTCTTAACTGTGAATTGAGACCCTTGAGACCCGATCACCACGGGTGTAATCCCCGTGATGCTGCTGTAATAGTCCTCTGGACTGAAAAACGGTGTGACTGATAAGAGGGGTGATCGACCTTGCTCCAAGTTCACCGTAGGGTTGCCTGATTCTACGGACTTCTGAAACAATAATGCCCCCCCGGGTGTACTTGATATAACCAGTCCGCGTTGCTGGGCCAGTCCAATTAAAAACTGAAGTGCTTTACCGCCTGGCTCCAGTGCAACAGGATCAGTGAACACGTCCCCTTGGTCCGCCGTGAACTCAACACCGATACCGAAGTACCCTGCGACTGTTTTAGCAATTTCCAGTAAACCTTGACCCTCGAACTCCAACGGAAACGCGCTTGCGGGCGCAGTGCAATCAGCCATAACACCAGGTAGTGAGTACCCGCTTACAGACACAACGCTGCGCAAGTTTTCCAGAATCGGATTAACACTCACCGCCGTTCCGGTAAACAGAGGCACACCGCCGACGGACACCCCTATATCTTTATACTCGAAAGGTCTGAAAGTGTTTCTAAACGATTCTAGTTCTGGGTCGAACGGTGCGCCGAACTCAACCACGTCCAGAGCATCAACAGCACGGGTAATACGAAGACTATCCCAAAAACGGAAACGCTCATCGTCAATTAAGACCGCAACTTCATTTATATTTTCAGCCTCTGTCTGTTGCGGCAGGTTCACGGGTGTGCTTGGGAGTGTGGTCACCGTAATAGCTACGCCGGGCGAAAGCGGCTCCTCAACACCCGGGTTTGCTTGAGCTACACGAAGGGCTTCCTGCTCTGTCCCGTATACTCTACGAGCAATAGTCTCGAACGTATCCCCGCCCCGTATTCTATACGTAGTAGACAATTTCACGCCCCGCTGGTAACTCAATAATCTCAGAGCCTGTAAAATTATTCGAGTTTATGAAGAAATCCAGTTTGTCGTCTACTGATCCATACAGTTGAGCGCATAAGTCAATTATGGTGTGTGGTTCTTGAAGTATGAATCGGCGTTCCTGTTTCAGAGTGAACGATATGTCCACGAGGAAACCCGCTGCCGTAGCAACAGACGCTTGAAGTTTCTGATACGATCCACCTGTATCTACCTCCCCCAACGCCTCGAAGTTAGCATCGCGCCAGGCGGTAACTTGATTGAACTGGTCGAGTAACAGATCCGCTGCTGAAAGGGCTTCGTTTTTAGTCATGAATTGATTGTTTATCGAAGAGACTACCACCCCCGTTAAGTACGTTGAAGCGTAAAGATCGCGTGTTCTGAATTGGTTCGTCGCCTCAGAATCAAGCGTGGGTTCGGACACCGCGCCGTCGCCGGATATTACGGACTGAGTGAGACTTACGTAAGCGTCAAGACGCGCTGTTATCTCGACCAGGGATCGTGAAGGTGTTTGTAGTAAAAGCGTTGTCTGAAAACCAAGTGTCAGGGGGTCTGCTATGAGGATGTCGATACCCTGGTCTATAGAGTCGTTTATGGAGTTGAACCGAATTCGTACAGAGTCTTGCGCATCCGCTATCCTTTGAAGCGTGGATGTCATTTGATTTTTCAATGCAGCGTAACTGTCTTTTAAAGTGGCACGTTGGACAGCACTGTCGAGGTCTATGGTCTCCGAAAACTCCTCAGAGATCGCTTCATTAAATTCATCGATAGACTGAAGAACACTGCTACTCGGATCGGCTTGTTCCGATGGGTAGATAAGCCCGATAGTTTCCCAGAATACAAGCTCGATCACGGCTTGGTTCGCCGCCGTTTTTAGGTTATCCTTACGGGATATAGTACCGAACGGTACGACATCAATAGTCCCGTACAGCGGATGTTCCAAACGACCCACGCCGCGCTGCGCCAAAGCCTCTTCAAAATTAGTAGCCTCGATGTCGTAATCATCACCCGAAAGGAATATACGGAGTGGGTATTTACGACTTGAAGTACCGGTGTCCTGTACATACGTGCCGTCCGCATCCGGGAACTCAAAGCCTGATGTTTTACGATCAAATGTACGGCTCACATTCTCATAAAGGAACGGAAACCGCGTACCGTCCGGCGACACATACGCCGCTTGTTTTAGTCTGTCTTGCCAGGCCATTAGAACGCACCTGACTGAATAATCTTGAGCCTTCCTGAACGGTTCCCACTTGTGACCTCAGCCCGTCCGGTATCGTCTTTTATGGTTACTTCAGTGGTATCTGTTGTCCGGCTCTCTTCAATGCTTCGTGATACGCGCTCACTTGGAGTAACGGCGCGTGGTGTTTGTTTAGGTTGACCCTCAGCTTCATCGCCGCCGCCGAATAAAACGGACAGTGGGGCTTGTAGAAACCTACCTATCCCTGCCACGCCCCCGAACACATCACGCTTCAACGCACGAACCCCAGCCCCTATCGTACTAACCACGTCGTCAAACCCCGCTTTAATGTCGGCCCAAAGAGAACTGAAGAACGCCTTTATCGGCTCCCAATTATCCATAACTATTTTAGCCATATCACCTAACGCTCTCATAGGATCTGTGAGGAAAAATTTAATCAACGGTCCGAAAACAGGGACTGCCTCAAAAGCAGCTACAAGTTCGTGCCAGTTTGCCACGACGAATATAATCGCCGCCGCCAACGCCGCTATGCCTATGACCACAAGGCTCACTGGGTTCGCGCCCATGACTAAATTTACCGCTGTCATCACAAGCACGAAGACCTTGAGCAACCCTATCAACGTGACCAGGGCAACCGTCGCAACACCGATACGTTTCAACCACGTGACAATACCGTCGAAGTTATCGACTATCTCACCGATGAAGTCCGATATGCCTGTAGCTATCGCGTCTTCGTTCGTCCGTGTCCACTGAGTCATCCCATCAATACTGTCTGCTAGAGGGCCTTCGTTCATCGTAAACAGAGAAATCTTAACACCCTCGATAGCTGATTTTAAATTATTCAAACGACCGCGCACTGTGTCTCGCATAACCGCCGCCATTTCCTCACTTACGCCAGTTACATCGAGTAGCTCATCTCGGAAATTACGGGTCTCGGCTGAAGCGTTTGCCAAGTTCACCGCCGCCGCAATAGGTATCTTTCCGAATATCTCATTAAACGCTCTGAGTTTTTCAGAGTCTGTCAGATCCTTAGTCGCATCCTTGAAGTCCTCGAATATGTCAACCGCATCCCTCACACCACCATCTACGTTCTGTAAGTCAACGCCCAAATCCCGAAATACGCGGGCGGCCTTCCCAGCGGGTGCCGCTATCGCCAGCATTATGTTCTTCAGACCTGTTCCCGCGCGTGTCCCCTTGATGCCAGCATTCGCCATTGTAGCGATCAGTGCCA